TCTGCAAGAGTTCTATGTAATGCACTTCTAAGCTTCTGGTTTTCTTCTTCAAGAGCCTGAAGTTTATTGACTGAATCATCCGCATTTTGCTCAGGGGCAACTTCTTCACCAGTGAGCTCTGCTTCTGTTCCTTCAGTATCTTTATTTTCTTCAGAGGTTTCAGCTTTAACAGAATCAACAACTACTACTTCACTCTGTTCTTCTGTTGCTACTGCAACTTCTGTAGATTCTTCTTCTGCGGCTGGTGCTGCAGAAACGATCTGTGCTTCAAGTTCGGCTACGCGAGCCTTAGCTTTTGCTAATTCGTCGTCCAACTCAACTGCGATTACTTCTTCTTGTTCTTCAACAGGCTTTACTTCTTCTGCGTCAGCTTTTGCTGATTCAGCAGTTTCGTCAGCTACTTTATCTGCTGATTCTTCTTCCTTAGAAGCACTTGCCAACGTTGAAAGGTCTTCGCTAAGCTCTTGAGCGACGGCGAGGATGTCTTCGTTTACTACAACATCATCCATTTTAAGATTCTCCTCATATTTTTTCTCAATAGAGTCTTCATTAGATAGTAATGAAGCCTGCTCATTAATTACATTTTCACTCTCTTGAACAGCCATCGCACTAAGGAATGCTCCCTTAAGATGCAGGTAAACTGGTCTTGATTCTTTTTTCTTCATATTTTTAAACATTGATTCATTTTCATTTATTGAAACAATATCATCATTATCCATGTGTAGGACAAAAGCTGAACTTCTAGCTATCCAGTTCTCTGAATCAGCAACCGGTGCTTTGCCGTCTACCGACTTAGAACCTCTTACTCCAGATCTTTGATCTGCTGGCTGGTTAACAAATGAGTACTCTTTAAAAGAAATGTCTTGCATGTCAACAAAAGCCATTTTACCCTTGTAGACTTTGCCTCTTTTAAATCTGGCAACGTTTGGCTTGCCACTTGCGTCTTCTGATGCTAGGTCATCTCCAGATATCGAACAAACAGCTTTGCCGGCTCTTCCGCCAACAGAACCGGTCATATATCTTTTATCGGCTATTTTTTGTGCGGCAACTGGATCAGTAACGGCAATCTGCAAACGTACGAAAGAAGAACCGTCTTCTTCCTTATCCATCCTTGCAGCCATAACACGGCCAATCGGCTCAGAGTTTAAATCATGGTTAAGAATGATTGGCTTAGGATATGGCTCAACCCAAGACTGGAGAGCCTTTTCTAATTCTATTGCTGAGTAGTTATTGTAGTTAGCTGTCAACCCGCTCATGTATAGCGGCAACTTCGATTATTAGCCCCTGTTTACTATCAAATGATTCCATGAAATTATAATTGGAGTCGGCAAACTTGGGCATTTCTATCGTGAAATTTTCTACAAAATCAAAAGCCATTATTTGTTCCTTTATTACTGATCAGCTATATAGTAAATTTGTTTTTATAAGATTAAACAATCTTATATAAATATATCATACTTTATCGAACTTGACTAGTTCTAATGTTACCCCTATTGTCCCCATTTGTCAAATAATGTTGATACATATCTTTAGACATAAGATGTGGGGCATAGATATACGATGCGCTATATAATTTAAAACCTTTTTCTGTAGCGTTTTTTGCCCAGCCAAGATCTTCGCCTTGTTTATGAAACTGATAATCCACATTATTATAAACATCTTTAGACATCATTTTTGCAGCCATAATAACATCTGATTGGAAATAATCCCCTAAAGGATATTTTTCCTTTCTATAAGCTACACTGTGATCTTCGTCTTTCCAACTCATCACACTAGGAAATCTTGAATCCATAGGCGTCATAAACATCAAAGGCGAAACTGCGTCTGCGCCATCTTTAATATGAGCTATTAATAACTCTATCGTATTAGGATTTTGCAACAAAATATCGGAGTCTAAACTTAGATAATAATCTGGCTGATATTCTCTTACTCTTTGAAGTATTGAATTCCTTAAAGACACCATGTTATGATACTTAGACATAGTCCACTGTCTTCCATTGTTCTCGTGTTCAAAATGAGGTATATCTTTTCTCTCATTAATCTCAAAAGTTTGGAATCTTTTATCTAATCTTTTCCAAGTTATTAAAGAGTTAGTAGTTTCAAAATCATCAGGTGATGTTTCAAAAATCAAACCAACATCTTTCATGTCAATGGATTGATTAATAATACATCTAATCCATTCCGGAAGAATCCAATCTCTTTTATAAATTGGACAGCCAATTATTAATTTCATTTTTCTTCAGTTTGTACTTTTTCTTCTTTTGGCTCAGCTTTTTTTGCTGCTGGTTTTTTTTCTTCTTCAACCTTTGGTTTTACAACTTCTTCTTTAGTTGCTGAGTCATCTTCTGTTTCAATAAGAAGATCAAACGCTTCCATAAAAGTATCAATTATTTCTGTTAGAACCCTCAAAGCAAGTTGTTGTTGATTATTGGCAACTGCCTTCTTGAAACCTTTAACAGCGTCTTCTTCTAGCAAGAATTGCTTGCTAATCTCTGAATTAATTATTAAGCCCATCATCATCCTTTGGAATATTTGACATTAAGTCATCTGCCTCTATAACAGTATACTCTTTTTCCAAAAGATTTTCAACTACTGACAACCAACTTAAATCATCTGCTCTTCTAATGTTTGGAGACGTTCTTGTACCCTGTTGATTTGTCGGTCTAATAATATTACCTGGCCCCTTTGTATTGTTAGGCAGGTTTGTAGACTTAGGTTGTTTTGGTGGCGCAGTCTGCGTAGTGCCATCACTTGCTGAAGTCTTAGTCGTTGCACTCTGTTGAGGCGCTATAGCAGCTTGGACATCGGCTTGGTGGGTAGCTATGTCCATTTGGATTCTAGCCTGTATAGCGCCAAACAATTCTGATTCATCAATTTCTGGATCAAGGCCTAATTCTTTTCTAGTCTCAGACAAAGAAATAATAGAGTTTGTATACTTCTGTATTACGTGGGTTTCTTTTTTAACTTGAGTATCTACGTCAATTTCATTAAACTTAAAGTAACAACGGTCTGATACATCACTCTCAATTGGGTTCTTGATTGGATCAAAACCACCCTCAAACAATAGTTCGTTAAAAATATTAACTCTAACAATTTCAGCGAATTGTTTTTGGTACTGTTTAATCTTGTCATAAAGGGCCACGTCTAATCTGTCTGTTACTGATCTATTGCCACCGTTCATCATCATCCCAAGGTGATGAGGAGCTAGACCTAGGCCAACAGCAACTCTTTCCTTAAAGTGCTCAAGGTACTTTGAAGCATCGAGCAACTGATTACCTGAAGCAACAACATCAATGTCATGTCTAAACGGAAGTATCAAACCACCTTCTGTTCTAAGGTTTTCAATTTCTGCTGCGGCACGTGATATTTCTTCTGGCTCCGCTGGTTGCTCAGCTGTACCAATCTTGTATTTGTAAAGAGGAAATAATTCTCTGTGAACAAGATTTTGAATATCTTCCTCTAATTGTCTTAGGGCAATTACATCATCCAAAACGTTTGTCAAAAATGGTGTACCAAAAGCTCTGCCAGCTTTTTTGTCAAAATGCAAATGGATAACTCTATCGGCCGTCCAAACTGGAGTCTTAACAGAAGGCGAATAAGTTAAAGGATCAGTTCTTTGCTCATATGACTTAGGTCTATTAAATTTATCTCTAAGAATTCTAACTTGTTCTGTTGGAATTAAATAATATCCTATGACTGTTTGTTCAGCTGAAACTGGATTTAACTTATCTGGGAAATATTCAGAAATATCTCCTCTAGCTTTAACCACAAAACAGTTAGCGTACTTAAAGAGTTGATCGGAAACTTCTATCAAGAAATCCAAGAATGGTCTCTTCATGGTCATTTCTAAGAAGTCTATTCTTTGATATAGGTAAGCTACTGCCTCAGGATTTTCGCCAACTATTTGCCAATTTTCTTTCCAGAATAAATCTTTATATTTATTCATCGCTTGACGGATATATGAGTCGGTATCTACCGCCTGCATAATTCTGTCAAAGTCGTATGGCGATGGCTCAAATGTTGCTCTAGTATTATACCAGTAAACTGAACCGTGATAACCAAGGGCAAGCGATGCCACTCTCATGACCTTACCTAAAGTACCTACGTCTTCAGGCTCTATAGTTTTTGCTACAAAGTTACCACTGTTAAAGTCGTCTATTTGACGAAATGGTAAATAGTCTAATAATGGCATTTGGGGCTCCCGTATAAATCTAATAGAATAGTACTTATTAGATTATATTTTTATAAGTTAGTTACCCTGCTCAAG